TCAGCGCACACCAGCACCCCCACCCCGCGCCATCAGCGCCTGCAACACCATCTCCAGACAGGAGCAATAGCCCAGATCGTCCAGAAACGGCTCGGGCGCGAGGGGTCGCCTGCGCGCCGATGCCATCAATGACCCGTCCCCCCAATCTGCATGGGCGCGCCCTGTCCGGCGGACGTGCGCAAACGCCAGTTCCGCCTCATTCAGCATCCGCCGGCACAGCCCCCACCGCGCCATCTCGGGCACCATCAGCAGCGCCCGCGCCGCCGACGTCACATCAGCGTGCAACAGCGGCCTCATCCCAGCGCGACCCGCACTTCGGGCCCGTCGCCGTAACTTGCCGAGACCTGCGCCACGCCGATCTCACAGCCGCCGGTCAGCGCATCATCGCCCCGCATAGCCGCCGTATAGACCCAAGCAGGCGTGCCCACCACAGCCTCTCGGATCAGCGTCGGACCTTGCCAGACACGCACCCGGTAGGCCTCGGTCTCTTCGCTCAGCGGCACCTCGGCCACCAGCCAGCTGTCGCCACCCTCGCGCGTCCGCCGCACCCAGTTCAGCGCCACATCGGCGCCGCCCGACGCCCGCAGATGTGCCACCGAATAGGGCCGTAACCCATTGCCATCAAACGCATGCACCCGGTAAACATAGCTCGGGTCATCATAAGACCGCCGTGCCGGACCGATCCGGAAATGCCGCGCCAGCCCCCGGTTCGCAGGCGCCAAAGTGATCTGCCCGGGGATCCCGTTCATCGCCACGATATAGCTGCCCTCGGGCCAGACATCCGGCATCACCCCATCACTGCCCTGCTGACCCCGCAACCGGTGGCTGAGCATATATTGCCGCTTGCCCACCAGTTCGGCATCGCGCACCTGCATCAGCTCCCACCGGTCGGGCGAGCCATCGCCAATCGCCAGCAGGTTGCCCCCCGCCAGCAGTGCAGTATCCGAAATCGACGCCAACGCCCCGCTCGTCAGCTGCACCTGCACCGCCTGCCCCCGGTCGACCCGACCCGAAGGCGCGGCAAAGAGCGGCGTCTGTGTGACACCCACGACCGACCGCGCCGCGATGATCTCGTTGAGCGCATAATCCTCATCCGACGGAGCGTCATAAACCGCAACCGACCCCGGCCAGGGGTCCGCCGTGAGCGCCAGATAGGGCGCATGCGGCACCTCGTCTCCACCAATCAACGGCAGGTCCATAAAGAGCGGCAACACCGGCACAGCAGGCGTAAAGGGCCGCAATGTCACAGGAATATCCGGAAAAGTCGCCGGTTTGTAGACATCCGACTCGATCCGCACCGCCTCGATCAGCTGTTGCGCGCCTTGCTCGACCTGATCGATCCGGTAGGTGCCCTCGGGCAGACGGATCACGTCGCCCGCGCCAATGTCCATCCGCGACGGCGGCAACGCCAGACGCACCGCATCTCGCGCAACCCGCGCCTCGGACAACCACCGCTCGGCCGTCAACCGGCCCTCGGCTCGCGTCAGCGACAGCGGCAATTCGGTCTCGGCCACCGAATGTGTCTTGTCATCGGGCAAGACCGCCTCTTCGGCCACGCTCTGAAACGCACCATCCGCCTCGACGAACCGCAGACGCACGCGCCCCGCCGTCTCGGCCTCTGGTCCGCGCTGGTGCTCGATCCGGCCGTCGATTTCCTTGGCCACCGCCACCCGGTCCGGGTCCACATCCGACGCAAAAAGCCCGTCGCGCATCCGAAAGATCAGCACGCCGTCGCGTTCGATCGCATCGAACCCGTAGCCCAGCATCAACGGCTGCAAGGCCGAGCGCGCATCGCTCACATCCGGCACCACATAGCCCCGCACAAAACCGAAAAGCCGCGACGTATCAACATGATGCAGGCCGACCCTCGCGCAGATCTCGGTCACCACATCCGACAGCGCCCGCCCCGACAGCCGCCCCGTGATCCAATGCCCGCGCGTATAATTCAGCCCGTCCGACCACAGCTCCATATTCCCCGGAAACCAAGGGTAAGGCCGCGCGTCCCACGCCCAGACAAAGGCCCGGCTCATGTCGACCATGGGCCCACCGTATTCGTTCGACACCGGGTTGTTCGCGGGATCGTTCCAGAACCCATAAGTGGCCTCAAGATAGCGCCGCTGGATCAGCTCATCGCGCCGCCCGTCGGAATATTTCGGCAGGAAGGATTCACTCGATTTCGGGTCGAGGAACTTGTTGGGCTGGTTGGTCCCCTTGTCGATGGCCGCGCAACCGATTTCGGTGAACCAAACAGGCTTCGACCCCGGCACCCACGCCGTGGGCTGCGCCGCCCGCACGCCGTCGATACGCTCGTGATGCGCATTGCTCCACCAGCCCTTGATGTCCTTGTAACGGTAGACCCACGGCTCATCATGCGCACCATCCTCGATGGGAACGCGGCGCTGCGCCGCCTCGGCCTCGGGGGTGTCATAATACCACTCGAACCCCTCGCCGCCCGCGACATTCGTCGTCAGGTAATCCAGATCATAGATCGAGCCCCAGACCGCATCGACATGATCATCGCCGTCGCGCCAATCCGACAGCGGCATGTAATTGTCGATCCCGATAAAGTCGATCGCGTCATCCGCCCAAAGCGGATCGAGATGAAAGAACACATCCCCATCACCTGGATGATAACCGAAATATTCCGACCAATCCGCCGCATAGCCAATCTTGGCCTCAGGCAGCAACGTCCGGACCTCAGCCGCGATCGACCGCATCGCATCCACCGCAGGAAAGCCGTTCGCACCGCGGATTTGCGTCAGCCCGCGCATCTCGGACCCGATGCAAAAGCTGTCCACGCCGCCCGCCGCCGCACACAGCGCCGCGTAATGCAGAATGAACCGCCGATACGATAATTCCTGCGGGCCGGAATAGCTGACAACCCCGTCACCCACGGTAAAATCACGCGCCTGTGCCACACCCATGAACGCCGCAACCTCGGCATCCGCCGCCGCCGTGCCATCGGGCGTGCCCTCCACTCCGGGGGCAACCGACAAGGTAATCCGCCCGCGCCAAGGCAAGGCAGGCTGGGTGTCTTCTCCAGTATAAGGATTGGGCAATTCATTCCCGACATCCTGATCCATAAGGATAAACGGATAGAACATCACCGATTTTCCCAACTCGTGCATATGCACGATGGACTCGACCACAGACGCATCCGTCGGCGTCCCGCCATAGATCGGACGGTCGTTCTGCTGCGTGATCTCCGCCGCCGTCTCCCGGTCGATCCCCGAGACGGACCACGCCATATTCCCCTCAAAGAGCTTCTGCTCCACCTTGGGCTGCAACCTGCATTCCCCGACCCGCAGATCACCCCCGAACCAGCTCACGATCAGCGACACCGCCTCGCAATTGGGCGCCTCGTCGTTCAGCATCGCAAGCGACGTCTCAAGATCGCTGCGCCCCGACGGCGTGTTGACGTTGGCAATGCGCGCAGACCCGCCGCCGTAATCAAACGTCACGGGCGTCGTCGCCAGCGCATATTCGCCCGACCCTGGCATCAAGGCCACACCCTGCACCGCATGCGGCACCGCATCATCCCCGGCACCCGCTTGAACAGGCCGCTTCACCTCGAACGAGAACTGCGGCACCCGGTTGCCGAACTGCTCCAGCGGCAGATCCTCAAGCACCACATAGGCCGTCCCGCGATAGGCCGGCACCTCGCCCGCGCCCTCGACCGCCTCGATCAGCGGATCGGGCAGCTGATCCAGCGAGCCCGGATAGACCCGCATCACCAGATCATCCACCGCCAGCTCCGCCCCGTCGGCCCAGACCCGGCCCACGCCCGCAATCTCGCCTTCGCACAGCGCCAAGGCAATGCTCACCGTATAGCTGTAGCTCTTGACGCGTGGCTGGCGCGGCGCACCCTTGCCGCCGCCGCCACCGCCCGACGTGCTCACACGCTCGGTAAACTCTGTGGCCCAGATGACATGCCCCCCGGTGCGCATGCGCCCATAGACCTGCCCAAGCGGCGCGCCCTCGCCCGCCCCCGTCAGACGAAATCGGTCGACCCGCCCCGTCTCGACCGTTTCCGACCCCTGCCCCATCAGCCGCTGATCCAGCGCGCGACCAACGCTGGCACCCACGAACCGGCCCACCGCCGTCATCGACAGACCCAAAAGGTTGCCGCCGATAGAGCCGCCAAGCGCCGCACCCGCCGCCGAAAGAACAATCGTCGCCATATCTTAGCCCTCCAAAGGAATGTCGAACCGCGCCACGATGCGCCGCCGCCATGGCGCGCTCAGCGGGCTTTCGACCACGCCATGCCCGCTATAGGCATGGATAAACGTCGCATTCGGGCCGATCCGCCCGGAAATCCCCAGATGCTTGGCCACCGACCCTTGCCGCATCCGAAACAGCAGCACCTGACCCGGCGCCTCGACGATCGCAGGCGTCAGATGCCGCAGCGCCGCGCGCCACAGCGCCTCGTCACCCTGCGGCTCCGACCAATCCTGCGTATATGGCGGCACGACCTCGGGCTCCGACCCGAGCGTCTCTCTCCAGACCCCCCGAAGCAGCCCCAGGCAATCGCACCCCGCACCCCGGCACGACGCCTGATGCAGATAGGGCGTGCCCAGCCAGCCCCGTGCCGCCTCCACAACCACACTCATCTGCGGCTCCCCCCACTTGTCGAGGTCGCCAGCGTCGGATGCACCATCATCCAATCGTCCTCAGGAATATCCGGGAATCCCTGAAAATTCAGAACGTTATTGAACTTGAGCCGACAGGTCTCGAACCGCTTGTCGCAGCCGGCGAACACCTTGACCGTCACCCCGTCTGCAACGTTGGCCCGCACAGGTTCCCACAGCTCGATCACCCGCGCACCGGCCTCACCCAGATCCCGCTTGACCGAACCGCCCAAACCCTTGGCAGTCCCGTCGACGATTTCCAAACGTCCACGCTGGAACCAGCCCGCATCGAACCCCGCAAGGCCAGCAAACCGAAACACCCGGCCCTCAGACACCGACGTCACAGCGCCCTCATGCACATAACCCGGCGTCTCAAAACCAAACCCACAGCGCGCATCCCCCAGAACAGCCGTGCAGGGCTTTTGAAAGATCCGCCCCACAGGCCGGTTCAGCGCTTCGCTCAAACCCCGTAATTCTGCCTGAAACGCCCCGCCCGAGCGGCGCAATTCGCCCATCGTGCCGCGAAACTGCAATTGCCTCTGTTCGACATCGCGCCAATTGACCAACCATGCCCTGACTTCCGCCCCGTCATAGCGGCCCGCAAGAACGTCCTCTTCGGAGATCGCCGCATCGCTCAGCGCGCCCATCGCTTCGGTATTGTCCACCGACAGGCCCGTCGATTGCTGCAACGCCATCGCCGACAGACCGCTATCCGCGCGAAACACCAGCCCCTCGAACTCCAACGGCAGATCGTGGTCCGTAAACCCCAGGACCACACCGTCCGTGCGCGACACCGCCCAGCAGCGCGCGACATTGGTCAGGCCCGTGCCCAGATGCTCCAGCAGGCTCATACGCGCAACTCCACCACCGGCACATCCGGCACTTCGCCCGCCTGAAAGCTGGCCACCGATGTGGCGATCCGGTCGGTATCGAACCGCACCGGCACGTCAAACTCGAACCCCGCCGTGATCTCGGTCTCGGGCAGCGGCGGGTCCACGAATGTGATCAGCCCCGTCGTATCGTCCACCGTAAAATCCACGCCGTCGCGCAGCGGATCGCCCTGTTGCGCGACAATCACAGACCCCCGAACCGGCTTCAGAACAGGCCGCGCATAGCTCGCATCGCCGGACCGGTAAATCTTCTTCAAGCCAAACACCGTCGTCACCCCGTCGCCATACGCGATCACCTGATCGTCGCTGCGAATGTCTGCGCTCGGCTTGCAGGACCGGTAATCCGCCCAGTCCTTCCAGCGAAACCCGAACATCTGGCCCTGGCGTGCCTCAAAGAACGCGATCAGCGCCTCGATGTCGTCCAGCGACCGCATGCCAAAGCCCGCGTCATACCGCCTGCGCGAATGGGCCCAGGGCGTGTTGCGCTCCTCAAACCCGTTGGCCAGCGTGACGATATCCGTCCGCCGCTCTGGACCACCGACCGAGCCAAAGCTCAGATTGGCGGGAAACCGGACCTCATGAAATCCCATGATCGCCTCCTGCGTTGTGATTTATCTGTTGCGCTGACCGCGCCCAAGCGCGCGCCCCATCTGAGCGGCGATCTGGCTTTGCGACCGGCGGAAACCCTCGACATCGGGCGTCGAGATATTCATCACCACCGTCGCCCCGCCGCCGCCCTGCGCGCGCACGCCCAGCTTGCCATCGGCGCCGCGGGTCAGCGGCATGATCGCCTCCGGCCCCGCCTCGCCCATCAGCCCCATGCCACCGCGCATCGGGAACGTCGTCGGCCCGCTGATCACGCCACCATCGGCAAACGGCATCACCCGGCCCTGAGCAAAGCTCGCCCCGTTCGCAAACGGCGACGCGCCACCAAAGATGCCCTGCATCCCCGCCCCGATCACCGATGAGATGTGATCCGTCACAGGACGCACCGCCGCCTTGTAGGCCGCATTGATCATCGAATTGGCCACCTGACCCAGCGCATCCGACAGCTTCATGCCGTCCAGAACCACGCCGTCGATGGCCTTGCCCAGACCCTGGCTCAGCGATCTCTCAAGCTGCGCCGCACCCGACCCGGTGGCCGTGAACGTCTGGTGAATACGCTTGAGCTCCGCATCGAACCCCGCCGCCATGTTGGTCGCCGACCCAAGCGAGCTTTCCAGCGCATCCATCTGCGCCTCCAGCCCGTCAAAACTTGTCTCATCCATCTGCCGATCCTTTCGTGGTATCCGGATAGGCTGCCAGCAGCTCATCGAGCCGCGCGCGCCCCATCGGTCCGCTGCCGGGCTGTGCGCCCACAAGCAGCTGCAATTCCGCCGGCGTCAGCGCCCAGAACTGATCGGGCGTCAGACCCAGCCCCCGCATGCCCGCGCGCATCAGCACCGGCCAGTCGAAGCCTCCGCCGCTGCCACCGCCGCCGCCGCTAACTCCGCCGCCGCTACCGCCGCCGCCGCTAACTCCGCCGCCGCTACCTCCACCGCCGCTACCTCCGCCGCCGCTACCTCCGCCGCTCTCGGTCATTCGCGCCCGGGCAACATGAACGCCCGCGCCAACAGCTCTGCCGCCGCCTTCGCCGCCGCCATCGGCCCGCCTTCGATCTCGGCACTGCGCAAATCAGACGCCTGACCGTCCCAGCCACCGCCGCGCAGACCAGCCACGATCAGCGCCAGCACGTCGCGGCTGGAAAAGGCACCGCCCTCAAACCGCGCCACCAGATCGACCAGCGACCCGGTTTGCAGCGCCTCTTCCAGCTCGGCCAGCGCGCCCAGCGTCAGCCGCAGCAGATGACGTTTGCCATCCACCACCAGCGCCACCTCTCCCCGCCACGGATTGCTCATGTCAGGTCGCCGCCACGAACGTCAGCTGCCCGGCCGAGGCCAAAGACACCTCGTAGGTCGCCTCGCCATTATGCGAGCCTGCATATTCAATCGAGGTCAGCTGGAACGCACCGGCAACTATGCCGAAATCCGGGATGATGACCTGAAAATCAGGCGTCTCGCCGTCGAAAAAGATCTGGCGCGCGCGCTCGTCCGTGCCCTCATCACAGAACACACCCGAGCCCGAGATCGCCGCAGATTTCACACCCGCACCGCTCAGCAATTCGCGCCACCCGCCCGAGGATTCCAGCGACGTCACATCGACCGCCTCGGCGTTGAAACTCACTCGCGTGGCCCGCAGCCCCGCCATCGTCTGGAATTGTCCGTCGCCGGTCAGGTCCACTTTGATCAACAGATCCTTGCCATTCTGGGCAGCCATATCCGTCACTCCTGTTTGAGATTATTAAAGAAAATCACGCGTCGCGCGTGGCCGCGCGCATTACACGTCGCGCGTGGCCGCGCTCATAACACGTCGCGCGTGGCCGCGCGCATCACACGTCATCCACACGCGCGCGGAACGTCAGATCGATCCTGCGCACATCGCCCGCGCCCACCAGCCGGGCCCGCGCCTTGAGAAACCGCAAACCGACCAGCGTGCCACGCGCCAGACTTAGAGAGCTGTCGACCAAAGCATCGCTGATCGCCGCCGCCGCCGATTTGGCATCCTGAAAACCGGCAGAATCCGTCACCACGGCGACGGTAAAATCATGCTCTGCACCGTGACCCGTCTTGTGCGACCGATCCCGCGCCTGCTCGGAACCGATGGTGACGTAAAGCCCCGGCAACGTGCCCGGCGGCACCGCGTCATAGACATGGCCCTCGACCAGCGCATCGACCGCATCGTCCGCGATCAGCGCCTGATAAACCGCCTGCTGCAACGACGCTGAAATTGCATAGCTCATGCCGCCACCTCCTCTTCGGCAAAGCAGGTCAGATAGCGGCCCCTCGGGTCACGCTCCGCCACCGCCTCGATGTGAAAAATGCGCCCCGTCTCGACAAACCGCTGACCCGCGCGGGGCCGCGTGGAATGCCCCACCGGCGCGCCGCGCACCACGATGCGAAACGCCGTTCGCGCCAGATGCGCGCCATCAGCCCCTGCATCGCGACCCGTCCGCGCGCCGACATCGGCCCAGACGACGCCCAGATCGACCCAGGTCTCACCGTAGCCGCCCGCCCCATCCGGGCTGACGACCTTGTCCTGCAAGGTCAACTTGCGGCACAGATCCACACCGCTCATGTCCCCAGCCCCAGACGCAGCGCCCGGTAACGCTCGATCAGCGACGTCGCGCCAAACGGCATGCAGCCACGCCCCAACGCCGTCTCGTCGCGGTATTCATAGTAATGCGCCGCCAGCAGCAGCACCGCCTGCCCCAGATCCGCAGGCAAACCACCCCAATCCGCAGCGAACCCCGCCGCAAACCGGATTTCGACAGCGCCACCCGACCCGATCGCTGGCAGACACGCGCCGCGCGGCATCAGACGGGGCGCATGCATGTCGCGCTCCAGCCGCCAGCGGTCCACAGGCACCGGCGCGCTTGCCCCGAACCGGTCCACCAGCGTGACCGACGCGATGCTCTGCACCGGCGCGATGTTCAGCACCTGCCCCGCATCATCCCGCCACGCATTCAACGTCAACATGAAATCCCGCGTAATCAGCGCTTTGCCGGTGCGCGCCTCGATTGCCGCAAAGGCCGCCCGCAGAAAGCTTTCGAGCACCGCATCCTGCAGGCTGTCCTCGGCAAAACCGGACCCCAGCCGCAGATGCGCCCTGAGTTCCGTCACCGGCAGCGCCGTCAGCGGCACAGTGGTCTCTTCGATCAACATCATCGTATTTCTCCGCAAAAACGGCCCCGTCCTGCGTGGACCTCAAGGGCGCGCACCCCTTGCACCGCCTGGACGGAGGGGAGCAGCTGGACAGCGCAAAACACCGGGCACGCGCCCCATGGAGGCGGGCTTCAGATACCCGCCCCCACCCTCACCATTTCCCTTAGGAAACGGCGAACCGCAGCAGCTTGATCGCAGCGAAATCGCTCACGTCGCCGCCGACACGCTTGGTCGCGTAAAACAGCACATGCGGCTTGGCGCTGAACGGATCCCGCAGCACGCGCAGATCGGGGCGCTCGGCAATGGTGTAGCCGGCGTTGAA